CCCTCGACCGGAACCCGCCTCAACAACCTCGCTATCTTGCTGCAATACATGGGCGACTACGCCGGGGCGAAGCCGCTCTTGGAGCGGGCGCTGGCGATCAGCGAGAAGGCGGAAGGTCCAATGTAATGTGAAAGCTCTTCTTCATCCGACCCGTTTCCCTACAACAACTCGCCCTGCTTCGGCCCCTCCACCTTCATCCCCTTCTTCGTGACTATCAGTTCCCTTGCCCCAACCGGCTCGCCCGCCCCGATCGTGTATTTCAACTCGACCTCTTCCATATCGAACGCCATGAACTTCGTCCTGATCTCCGGCGTGTCATTGATCGACAGGACGAACGTTCCTTCGATCCGAGCCAGCAGTTCGGCAATCCTCTCGAAATCGGCCCGGCTGAACGCGTCGGCGCCGTAGTCGCGCTCCGACCCGAAGTAGGGCGGGTCGAGGTAGAACAGGGTGCCGGAAGAGTCGTAGCGCCGGATGAAGTCGTCATAGGAGAGGTTCTCGATGACGATACCGGCGAGCCTTTCCGAGATGTCGGCGAGCATCGGCCCGAGCTTGGTCACGTCGAAGCGACCCGCTGAGCCGACCGACACGCCGAAAGACCGGCCGACCACCTTACCCCCGAAGGCGCAGCGCTGGAGATAGAGGAAGCGCGCCGCGCGCTCGAGGTCGGTGAGAGTTGCCGGGTCGGTTTTCAGGAGCCGGTCGAAGTCTGCCCTCGAGGTGAGCTGAAACCGGAGCATGTCCATGAGAGGCACATAGTGCCGTTGGAGGATCCGGAAGAGGTTGGCAACATCGCCCGACCGGTCGTTGATGACCTCGGCCGGTGGCGCCGCTTCTCGGCGGAAAAAGACACCGCCCATGCCGACGAACGGCTCGGCGTACGTCTGGTGAGGGATGCGGGCGATGAGCGCCACCAGGCGGGCAGAGAGTTGCTTCTTGCCGCCGATGTACGGTGCAGGGGGCGAGACAGGGCTCACCTCACGATACGCGTTTTCCATATTGTTGATCGTCCCGACATGTGATGACTCGGCGGCGCGTCGCGGCGCACGGTGAGCAGTCTTGTTCGCGGGACTGAGTGGGAAATCTTGCCGGATGCACCCACTGCTGACGGGCCGGCTGGCCCCGATGCCTCACCGGCCGGGCGAGGCGACCGCGCCGGCTGTGCCCGGCGCGGCGGTGCTGTTCTGATCAGCGCGTGACGTCTGCCATCAGAGCGTCGACAGTCCACCCCAACTTGCGCAAGCTGCCGTCGTTCTCGATGGCATGGTCGGGTTCGCCGAGATCGGCCGTCTCGCTGGCGTGCGCACCCCTCGCGCCGTCGAGGCCGGCGCCCGGTCGCTCGATGCGGACGATGATGCCGCCAAGCGAGCGGATCGCTTCGACCTCGTTCGGAAACCGGACATCGTCGACGACGACGATCAGGTCTTCCTCGTCCGCCGACGTTTCAAGCGCCAGCTTCTCGACGGACCGGCGCCACGCATCGATCCAGAGCGACGGCGACAGCGTCCGGCCCCACTCGGTGCCGAGCGTCTGCATGGCCTCGCGCGGGCTGCGGCCGCCGAGATACTCGGTCGGAACCTCTTTGAGATCGCCCGAAGTCATGCGGCAGGCCTCGGCGAGGCCGACGCCTTGGTCCTCGAGGAACCTCCGGAGCATCCGCTTCAGCGAATCGGCGAAAGCGCGGCGCTCGGTGTACCAGTTCTCCACCATGTGCCCGGCAACGGTCGTCTTCCCCGAGCCGGCGGCGCCGGTCAGGCCAATTACGGTCAGCGTCATGGGGTTACTCCTGAGGAACGCGCACGGCCGGCACGCGCCAGCGCGGCCGCAGCTCGCGATCGGGCGCCGGAGAGGCGTAGAGTGCGCCTTCCGACGGCACGCCGACGTTGATCCACCTGGTGGTGGTCACGCCGCGGCGGGGATGAATGGTCAGCCAGAGCTGACGGGCTGGTGCCGGCCGGAAGCGGCCATCGCGCGAGTACTCGCTCGGACCGGGGAGCGAGCCGTTGACGAAGCCCTCCTCAAGCTGCAGGGCGGTGTGAAAGTGGCCCATCAGGATCAGGTCGAGGTGAACGCCGCGGGCCGAGTAGTCGGCGACGATGCGCTTCATGCCGCGCGCGGCAGTCGCGGCCGGGCCGATGAAGCCCTGTCCGCCGCGGCTACCGATCCGGTCGCCGTGGGTGGCGAGGACGCGCCAGCCGTAGACCGGGAACAGAGCGTCGACCGACGAGGGGACGTAGAACGACACGTCGCGGCGCGGCCGGATGGCCATCTCGAGGAAATCGCTGACCAGCGTGTCGTAGCTCGTCTCGGCGCTCTCCTTGCTCTCCGGCTTCAGCGTCGACCGGCCGTGGTTGCCGGCGAGGCTGACGACGTCGATCGGGCATTCAAGGCGCCGGCGGAGCAGAGCAATGCCTTCGGCGAGGTGGCTGGCGCAGTCCTTGACAGCCGGCAGAGCCTTCGCCTCGTTCGTCTTGGCGAGCTCGGCGTGGATCTCGCCGGAGACGAGATCGCCGCCGAGGACAAGGATCAGCCGCGCCGGCGGCGGACCGGTCCAGTGCTTGGTGGCGAGATCGGCGACGGTCTGGAAATACCGGCCGATGCGCGCCCGGGCGATGTCGAGCGAGTAGCTGTTGAGGCCGTCCATCGCCTCGATCGACACGAACTCGCCCCAGTGGAGATCGGACAGGAACAGGACGATCGTCTCGGCCGAGGGATCGCCGCCGGCCGGCGCCCGGAACGCGACCGGCTCGAGCGGCGCCGAGGTCAGGCCGAAGACGCCGGCTCGGAGATCCTCGGCCGTTCTGGCGCGATCTAGAAGCGACCGGTTCTCGGCCGAGAGCGCCGCAACGCGTCCGCGAAGTCGGGCGATCTCGACCGGATCGGCCGGGGCTGGCGTCCGAGCCGTCGCGGGCGCCGGCGAGCCAGCGCTTTCCGACAGCATGGCCTTGCGGATCGCCCAGACGCTGGCCCGGCGACACCCGATCGCCTCGGCGATTGCGCTCGGCTTGTCCCCGGCAGCGAGGCGCCGCCGGATCTCCGTGCGTTCGTCCTCGGTGAGGTGCTTTCCGACGGGCCGCTTCATGCCGACGGCTCCTGGCTCTCGGCCTTGGCGCGACGCCGGCGGGCGGGCGGCTGCCCGCCGAGGATGACGATCTGCTGTTCGAGGCCGCCGATCTGGCCGACCAGCTGCTCGATCTCGCCGGACTGAGCGTCGATCTTCCGGCTCTGCGCCTCGATGAGCAGCCGCATTTCCGCGATCTCATCGCGGAGCGAAGCGGATTCGCTGTCAGCCCGGTCGAGCGCGGCCGTGTAGTGCTCGACCACCTTGTCGATGGCGCGCGACAGCGTCTCCTGCATGTCCGGGGCTTTCTCCGCCCGCTTGACCAGCCAGGTGCCTAGGGCACCTACGACGGCGCCGGCAAACCCGGAGAGAGCCGGCGCGAGGTATGCGAGGTCGATCATCGAGCGTCCTTTCCGGCGAGCCCAGCCCGCACGTCGTCGTAAAACTTGGAACAGTTGTCGGTTGTGCGGTCCTTGGCGTCCGCGACGATCTCCCAGCGCCTCTGAACCCACCGGGCCTTCTCCCCGATCTTCGGGACGACCCGGTCCATGTGTTCGCGGCAGCTCGGCGGCCATTCGGCGAGGGTGATGCCGGCGGCGACCCGTCCGGCAACAGCCGCGGCCGCGTCGATCCGAGCCTCGTCAGTGCTGCGACAGCCAGCGAAGATCGTCGGCAGAAAAAGCGCAGCCGTCAGAGCCATTGTCCGCGGCAATCGCCGCATCGAGTTTCGCAAGAGCATCGGCAGTTTCCTTCTTCGCCTCGATGGCGCGCGCGCGGTCGACCTCGGCCGCCGCCTCGGCGACCCGCTTCTGTCGATCGACTTCATTGAGAACAGTGCGGAGAGCGGTGATTTCCGACCGGGCAACCAGGCCCGCCTTTGCGGTCTCGACCGCGGTCGCAACGCGGCCGTTGATCAGCTGACCGATGAGCGGCAGGCGCAGCCCTTCGTAGGTGAAAGTCACCATCGCCGCGGCGATGATCGCACCAACAAGAAAGCCGCCGATCGCGAGGATGGCGGCCTTGAGCTTGTCGGAGAGGAGCGACCATCCGGTCGCGAGGAGTGCGGTCATTTCAGACCCTCGAGGCAGAGTTCCTCCTCGCCCATGCGCGAGGCGTCGCCGTCGGTGCGGCGGTTGGTGAGGCCGGGAACCGGCTTCAGCACGCCGAAGACCCGTGCTTTGTCGAAGTTCGTCAGGAGGCGGCACGCATCCTCATAGCAGCCAGCGGTGATCGCCCTGGCCGCTTGCGAACGGATGACGGGCGAGACGCCGACATTGTAGGCCACAGAGATCGCCGAGGCCTGGAGGCTCACCGGAGCGGCATCGAAGCCCCGAATGGAGCGGCGGAGCGGCTCGTAGTAGTCGGGACCGACGCGCGCCTTGAGCTTGGCGTCGCAGTCCGCCTTGGTGAAGCGCTGGCCGAGGCGGACGCCAACGGTCTCGCCGTAGCAGACGGTCAGCACGCCGACGATGTCGCGATAGGGCACCGTCGACATGCCTTCCCACGGCGCGATCAGGTAGGTGCTGGCCAGCGCCACGGCCCCCATGCCGCTCGCCAGCGCGGCTTTCGCCCGCTTACTCATCGTGGAATTCCTTCTGCAGGATGACGCGGGCCGGGATGGCCGCGATCATGAGGGCAAGGCCGACGAGCCGAAGCGCGAGGCTGGCGAGCGGCGAGAGGTAGGTGACCTCGATCGCCCACTGCGCGATCTCGGCGAGGACGAGCACGGCAACGGCCGCGTAGACGAGCCGCATCGACCAGGCGCGCCAAAGCACCCGGCGCCATTCGGCGACGAGATTGAAAGACATGGGTTCTCCTGATGTGCCCTGCCGCCGTCAGTCTTCCGGGGCAGTCTTCGCCGCGCCGATCTTGCCCTCGACGCGGCAGCTGTAGCCGCCCTTGGCAAACCGGTGGCTGACGGTCGAGATGGTGTAGATCCGGCCATCGAGCCCCGGGCGGACGCCGTCGAGGCGGAACTTCATCCCGGCCCGGACCGACGTGTCACCGACGAGCCCGAACGACACCTGACTGTCGCCCGCCTTGAGGCTCGAAGCCTTGGCCGAGGCAGCTTTGTCCGCCTCCTCGAGGCTGCCGAACGGTTCAGCGATGCGGTAGGTACCACTAGCCTCCTTGTCGGCGTCGATCTCGACCTCGACCCTCTTGGCCTTGTCGTCATCCTGATAATAGGCGGACACCTTGGCGTAGGATCCGCGAGTGGCGTCCTGAAAACTGAAGCTGTTTCTGAGGATCATCGTCGGCGTGATGACCAATTCACCGAGCGATTTGCCGCTGACCGTCGTTCCGGCGCCCTTGTCGGCGACGATCAGCTTGCCATCCTTGATCGAGAAGAGACCGCCGTGGCGGCGGGCGAGGCGCTCGACGAAATGCAGCGGCCCCTCGTTGAGCTGCCCGAGCCAGGGATAGACGAACGCGCCGATGCGGTCGGAGACCTTCGCCTCGAGCCCCATGTCGCGGGCAACGTCGCCGACGATCTCCTTGACTGACTTCTGGTCCCAGTGGCGTTCCGAGCGGGTCTTCTGCGGCCCGGACTTGAGGTCGGCTGCCTTGCCGGAGATGGAGAGGCTGTAAGGCAGGCAGGCACCCGAGACGTCATCGATCGTGAAGCGACCGAAGTTCCGGTCGCTTCCGGGAACGTCGCGATATCCGATGACCGGCACCACCACCGCGCCTTTGCGGGGCAGGGCGAGGAAGGCGGGAGGTCCGTCCAGAAGTTCCGCCCGGAACGTGTCGGATTTGGTGCCGTCGGCATCGGTGATCTCGAGCGAGGTGAGGCGCTCGTAGAAAGTCCCGGCGACGGGCTGGCCGTCGACGGTGAGATTGACGAACGGGTGCATGTCAGTCCCAGAGGCTGATGGTTTCGGCTGAAGCCGTCGACGTGTCGAGATCCGGCAGGCTGACCGGCGTGGCGAACGGCAACACCGCGCCGAGGGAGGCGAGGCCGGGGTTTGCGGCGAGCACGCCCTCGACCGCGCCCTTGGTGCTGCCGTAGTGGCGCCAGCAGATGAGATCGAGCGTGTCCCCCTGCTGCGATTGCACGATCTTGGCCATTGATTATCCGAAGAGGCTGAGCAGGCTGCCGAGCAGCGTCTGCATGGATGCGCGGCTGGAACCGTAGCGCTTCAGTGTGATCGAGTAGGCGTTGCGCCGAGGCGTGCCGAACCGATCGATGAAGCTGCGATCCTCGCTGACGCCCTGGATCGTGAAATAGCCGTGGATCTGTCCGCTGGCGGCCGATCCGGAGACGAACATCAGCTTCTCGCCGGCGAGCGCCGCCGCCGTGAGACCGTTGAGGGAGGCCTGTCCACCGAGTTCGGCCGGGAACAGCACGCCCTTGATCGTGACCTCGTCGGATTTCGGGCCGACCCACTGCTGGGCGTCGAACGCCTGCGCCACCTCGATCGACGCCCAGGACGTGTCGATCTGGCGCTGGAGCCCGTCGAAGCCGAACCCCAGCGCTTCGAAGGCGAAGCCTCCGAGCATCATCACCACCGGTCCCATGTCACACCGTCCCGTCTGCGAATGCGCCGTCGAGGGCGTCGCGGATACGCGAGCCGAGCTCCTCGGCGACGCTCTTCATCGACCGGCCATCACTCACCATGCCGAGATTGACGGTGATGCCGCCGACGTGGATGACGCGGCCGCCAGAGCCGCCGCCCGCACGGCGAGCATCGGCATTCGAGGTGATGTAGCCATCAGCCCCGGGCGTAAACAGTTCCCGGCCGCGTTCGCCCACCTCGTAGATCTTGCCGAACTCGACCGGGCCGCCGCCAGCGCGGGCGCCGGCGATCGGCGGCGAAGGGGCAGGCTCGGGCGTGCCCCCGGTCAGCCTCGTCCACCAGGCCGGTGGCGACGGCCAGTGGATGAGGCTGCCGATGTCGATGCTGCCGATGGCCTCGAGGATCCGGCCCGGCAGCGACTTGAACCAGTCGACGAGCGAGGCGATGCGTTCCTTGACGGAGTTGATCATCCGGTCGGCTACGTCATAGCCGGCCTGCGAAAAGCCCGCTTTCTGTTCATCGGAAAGCACTTCCCGCGAGAAGAACGAGCCGATCCACGTAACGGCCTGACGGATCTTCTCGCCAGCAACCGAGAACGCTTCGCCCACTGCCGAGACGGCCGTCCCGATCGGTGCGAACAGTGGCTGCACGAGGTTGAAGGCTGGCGCCAGTTCCTCCCCGATGCGCTTGGCGACGCCCGAGATGACCGACGAAATGCGATCCCAATACACCCAGAGCGTCGCACCAGCTGCTGCCACTGCGAGGACCGCCGCGGCGACCCCGGCCCAGACCGGCGCGGTGATCGTGGCAACCGCCGATCCAACGGCGGTAATGGCGCCGCTCAGGAGAGAGAAGCCGGGCACGGCAAGAGCAATGGCGCGGACGGCGGTGCCGATCCGCATGAGACCGGTGTACTTGGCGCCGCTCATGCCGGCGAGCGCAGTCTGCAAGCCGATGGCGCTCTGAACTGCCGAGGACACGCCGGAGAAGGCACGCCCGACCGACCGGACAGCAACGGCGGAGCCTAGCGCTGCCACCTTGAGCGAGGTCAACCCGTAGCCGGCAACGAATGCGGCGAGGCGGAACCCGAGTAGCGCGCCGGTGGCCATAACGAGGCCCTGCGTCAGCTGAGGGTGCGCCGCCGCGAAGTCCGTCATGGCGCCGACGAACGGGCCGATGGTGTCGAGCGCTCCCGAAAGTGCAGGCAGAAGGGCGTTACCGACGGTGATCGAGAGGCCGGCCAACTTGTTCTGGAAGAGCTGCAGCTTGTTGGCGAAGGTTGCCGCCCGCGCCTCATACTCCTTGCTGGCGGAGCCCGCGTAGCTTGTCTCGTCAGCCACCATGCCGAGCGACGACTTGAGAAGATCAAGGTTCGAGATGAGGGGCATCAACGCCCGTGCCTCATCGCCGAAGAGCTGGGAGGCGATGGCGGACTGCTGGTACTTCGGCAGCTTGTTGATCGCCTCGAGGACGCGAAGCGTCGTGCCGACGGCGTCCTTCTGCATCGACTTCGACACCTTGACGGCATCGAGGCCGAGCGCCCGGAAAGCCTTGCGCTGGGCTTTCGTGGCGGAGCCGCCCTTGGTCAGCGCCTTGCCCATGTTCCGGAAGCTGGTCGAAGCGACATCGGCTTCGGCGCCGGCCGAGAGCATGGCCGAACCGAAGGCGGACGTCTGGACGGCGGTGAAGCCGAACATCTTGCCGTCCGAGCCCGCGCGACGGAAGAATTCGAGGATGTCGGCGGCGCTCGACGCCTGGCTGTTGGAGAGGTAGTTCATGGCGTCGGCGAGCTTGCCGACGTCGGTCACCGAAAGGTTCAGCGCCGTCATCATCTTGGCGAGGCTGTCGCCGGCGGTCTCGGCGGAGATGTCGAAGGCGACGCCGACCTTGGCCGCAAGCTCGGTGAAGGTGAGCAGATCCTTGTTGGCGATGCCGGACTGGCCGGCGGCTGCGACGATCTTGGTGAGGGCGTCGGCGGCCATCGGAATGCGCGTCGACATGTCGAGGACGTCGGACTTGAAGCGCTCGAAGGAGGCAGGCGTCTCGAAGTCAACGACCTTCTTGACGTCGGCCATCGCACTCTCGAAATCCATCGCCGCCTTGACTGGCGCGGCGAGGGCGCGACCGACCGCGTAGCCGGCCGCGGCGACGCCAAGGATCGACGAGTGGTAGCCGGCGAGCTTGCTCCTCGAGGCGGCGAGCGAGCTGTCGAGGCTCCGCGATGCGCCGGCGAGCCCTTTCATGCCGCGGGCAACTGCTGCCGACGGCCCGGAGAACCGGTCCAGCAGGCTGACGACCAGCGTCGATGCGAGCTTCATGATGTGACCAGTCCTTTCCGTTTCCGCGCCTTGACGGTTGAGGCGCGGATGCCGTCGTTCAGCGGTCGGTAGTATTTGGGGGAATGACGAGAGTTGACGCGGCAGGTGTCGTCTGACGATGCGTCGCCAAGTCCTACGGCTTCACGCCGTGACCGGGCGGCGCTTCGCCTCGATCAGCCGCAGTGCCGAGTTGAGGTAGCGGGTGGCCTTGCTGACCGAAAAGCGCTCGACCTCGTTGATCGGGGTCGAGCACTCCGCGGCGATCAGCACGATCTTGTCAGTCCACCCGCTCAGCCGTTTCCCTCGGCGCCGTTGACGATCGGCATGATGATCTCGTTGAGGGCGACGAAGTCCACGGGCTTCAGCCGCTTCGCCGTGGCGTAGGTGATGCCGCAGAGCGCGGCGATGAGCGCGATCGTCTTGTGCATGCCGCCCTCGACGGCATCGGAAGCGGCGAGGTCGCCGCAGTCCGGATCGTCGTTGAGGGTGAGTTCGGTCAGCATCGCGCTGTCGTCATCGGGCTTGACCGGGATCGGGCGCTTGAGGGTGTAGGTCTTCGTCGTCATGGCAGGTTCCTTCAGATGAGCAGGGCGTTGCGGATCGAGGTCTCCGAGCTGGTCCCGCCGACCAGGACGTCGAAGTCATCGATTTCGAGGATCGGGTTGCCGTCGACCTCGAGCTTGTAGCGATTGACCGAGCAGGTGAGGTCATTTTCGCTGACCTCGCCGGGCTTCCAGCTGCCCGGATTGGTGGTCTTGAGACGGCCGTAGATGGTCAGGACGGCGCTATGCATCGTGCCGTCCTCGTCGCCGAGGGCGCCGGTGACCATGAACGGCGTCTCCTTGCCCGGGGCGAGGCCGAACAGCTTGAGGATCTGGGGATCGAACCCCGGCATCTTGAAGCTGAACTCGAGCTTCTCGTAGCCGAGAGAAACCTCGCGCGGCTTGACCATGCCGGAGTTACGGATTTCCTCCATTTTCTCGGTCGGAACCGGGATGGTGATGTCGCCGATCTGGCCGATCTTGGACGTCTTGTCGGCCCAGAGCATGCAGTTGCGGAGGAGAAAGCTGGGAAGGTTGGACATGTCGGTCTCCGTCAGGCGGCGAGCGTCAGCGGACCGTTCTCGATCGCGCCGGTGACGCTGTCGAGCAGCAGCGAGTAGTAGAGGATGTTGCGCCGGGTCGTGATCCGGATCTGTTCCATGAGGCCGACCGGCTCGAACTCGACCTCGAGGAAGATGTTGCCGCCGGCCATCTGCGTCGGCGTGTTCTGCGAGCCGAGCCAGACGCGGCCGCCGAGGATGTCCTTGTTGAGGGTGAAGTCGCGCATCAGCGCGTTGCCATCCTCGATCATCAGCTTGAGGTTCGCGGCGGTGAACTTCTTGTCGACCCAGCTGAAGTAGATGTCCTCGAGGCCCTCGTTGACCATGTCGGCCGTGGCACGGACGCTGTCGAAGGCCCAGAGGGCGTTGTCGGTGGCGAGGCGCGAGCCCCAGGTGCGGAAGCCGCCACGCTCGTTGATCACCGTGGCGACGGAGTTCTCGTTGAGGTAGTTGGCGTCGCCGGGGTAGATGATCGTGCGGGATACCCCGTCGATGGT